AATCCACGTCCATATAGAGACGCAAGATCTTTACTATTATTAGCTAGAGAATACTACGGATTCGATATTGATGAATCTTTAGAAAAGCTATTCATAGAGTCTTACGACAGAATGTGGAATTTATGCGATTGTCAGAATCCTTTCGAATACGATGTAAGAATACTTGAGGGAACTCAGGGTCTATTGTTGGATGCAGATAATGGATTTTATCCAAATGTTACAGCAACAACAGTAGGCTTAAATGCAGTTCCAGATATGTATTTAGAAAATGCTGAAGTATATATGGTCTGTAGAAGTTATCTAACTAGACATGGTAATGGATTCAAACCTTTATATTCGAAAGATATAAGTAAAGAAAATGAATCTAACCAGACAAATGAGTATCAAGGTGAATTTAAAATTGGAGTATTTGATTTCCAATTATTAAATAATGCGTATCAAAGACATTGTATTGATAATTATGTTCGTAAATATAATTTGAAAATCAATCTAGTTGTTACGCATTTAGATGTTCCTAAGATTTATTATAAGTTCATCGCCAAGAATGGAACACTCTCTTATGCTGATTGTAAAGACATCAAACAAGTATTTAACGACAATATTAACTTTAATGTAGAAGATTTTTATTATTCAGACAATAATATATCTGATATTAAAAAATGGTAATCAGTGGTAAAGATTACGAATTAACACCTGTTTCTAATGAATCTCCACATTGGGATTTACGTTTAATGAAAACTGTAAAACCTAGAGGTGGAACACCTCGTGAAGAACTTGGAGACCCTATGTATGGTTTACCGTTAAGTTCTGCGATAGCTAGAATTATTCACTATCGAACTAAAAAACATTTTCAAGATCAAGAAACAGTAAAATTAGCAGATTATATTAAAGTATTACAGATGATGGACGACCAACTTAGAAAGGAACTCCGTGAAGCAAAAATTGTAATTGAAAACGACTTATGAAAAAGACAAAGAAAAATGCAACGAAAGAAAGCAGTGTTATGAATCTTCGTTGCTCGGTTTGTGGCCGTGAGACACCACATTACGTCAACGCAAAGGGTGAGGTAAAGTGTGCAATTTGTCAGACAACCGCCAAGACTGTTAAAGTGAAGACACCGAAAGAGGTTGTCTTTGAGATGGACGAAGATCTCGATAATGCTTTGAATCCAACTCCTAACGAGGAACCAGAAACTCCGACAGAGGATGAAACAGCAACTGATTTCGAAGGTGATTTGGATGAGGACGAGCTTCCGGTAATCTAATGGAATTTTTAAGACATCCGCCTAAGGAATTTGTACATCCACGATGGGTTAACAAATATGGAGATTTAGTAAGAAAAGGTGATAAATTTTTATATAGTTTATCTGCCTATAAAATATATCCAAATAGAGCGGAATTATTATTCCATAAATACGTTGAATCTGATAAAGAATTACAGAGTAAATATCAAGTAGAATATTTTCCAGATAAGAAACATAAAAAATATCTTATAGAAAAAACTATTTCTATGGAAGAGGCTCCAGAGTCTTATCTACGATATTTACCGTTATATGAACCAAATAATAAAAGCAAAAATGAAAGAAGTAGTAAATTACAGAAAAGGAGAGTTCGTTGATTATAATGGAGAAACTCACCATTTTGTTGTAGCAGCCGTTAGTACAACAGACCTTTGTGAAAATGGAAGCCTTTGGCTTACTTTGTACGATGACAGAGAAGTTGATCCTGTTGATGCAGAAGAAATTACAAAAGGTCTGTTTATTGGAATTGCTGTTTGCAATCCTAAAGATGAGTTTGATGAGGAAAAGGGTAAGATGATTGCTTACAATAAGGCAACAAATGCCAAGAATCTTCATCATCCTGCTATGTTTACAACTCGTCCTGGATTTATCAATACAGAAGTTGTAGAAGCTCTTCTTAATAACATTGTTAACTATATCAAAAAGGACCCAGGTTCTGTGATTGCTGGTTACGATGATGCTAAGAAGAAGTTCCTTAAGAAGGCTAAAGATCAGCAGTTCGTTGACAGTAGTTCAAAGGAGCTTAAGAAGTTAGCGGAAGACATTAAGGCTCTTAGTAATGAGGATAAAAAGAATCTTGACAGACTGATTAGTATTGTATAATGACTAACAAAAAATTTCTCTTTATTATATTCCTAAGTATATTATTTATAGGAGGACTTTATTATTGGGGCGTAAAGCATAGTCCTAAAATAAACACTGTAAGTAATGAGGATATAGAAAGAAAAATAGAATTACTAGAGAAGAAAATTGATTCTCTCTCCCTTATAAGGGATAGTATTCGATCTGTTATAGACACTACTAAAGTTAAAATTATTGAAATACATGAAGAGTATAATAAAGTTCGGACTAATATTATTTATCAGTCTGTTGATTCCGACTACAGCCAGTTCACAAAGTACTGTACCGATCACGAAGGACTCCTTAATCCTAATAACACCTCAGCAGCTGAAAATAACGAATCTGATATTCAGCGAGAATGAAATGCTGAAAAAGGAAAAACCTCTTCTATTACAGCAAATTAAAAGTTTGGAAGAACTTAATAAAACATATGAAACTCAAGATTCGATTAGAATCATGGAAATTGATAATTGGAGAAACCAATCTTATCAACTTGAGGACATAAATGTTAAATTAAGTAAAAAACTTAAAATTTACAAAAAAATTCCTTATATTAGTGGAGGTATAATAGCCGTTTTATTAGGAATAATCATATGTCGATGATTCAACAGGCTAAAGACAAAGATGGAATTAAATTAAAATTTCCTACTAGGTCTTGTAAGCAATGTAAGAAATATCCTTGTATGAAAAACTTTGAACTATTTAAATGTGATTTCGCCAAATATGGATGTAAACAATTTAAATAGTGTTGACATTAAAAGCTAAATTAGTTGAATATACCGAAGATTTTGGTGGATATACTAACTATATCTTCCAAAATCTAGAAAATACCAGTTGGGATAATAAATACTTTATGTGTGTACGTTATCCTAACTGGGATCATAGAGATTTATCTATTGGCGATGAAGGTTATTTAACAATGACTTTAGTAGAAGCTGGTACGGAGTATTATGAACCTAAAAGTGGGGAAAGAAAAATATATAACTATACTCACAATAGGTTCGATAAGTTTATATTAATACAAGATAGAATAACAGATAATAAAATAGTTATGTAGATGATTGGTTTTAAATTTTAAGAAGAATGTGATATGGGAGTTTTAGGAGACAAGCTAGCAGCCGCAATTCAAGAACAGAGAGAACAAGAAGAGGCAGCAAAAAGAAACGTAAATAACTTTATTTGGAAAGGTCCTAAGCGTGAAATTGCAGGCATGAGGGTTCAATCTGAAGTGAAATTGATGGATGCTACTCCAGAACAGTTGAAAGATTTTTATAAGCATTGTATATCGATGCTTTATAGTACTGATAAACAAAATCCTGGTAGATATGTACTGAAGGATATTGTAAAAGATCAAATTAATAAATGTAACACAGAACTATGTCTTAGATGGTTAGAGAATAAGTATATGCACGATGATAAAAGAGAAGCTCATCCACGATTTGTGATTTGTAAGCTTCTTCGTGATTATCTTGATAGCAATAAGGATATTCTTGATAAGAACTGGAAGAATACTCTTGTATTTCCAGATGTGTTCAAGACTTGTCCTCAAGAGTTTCAAGATGTCCTTATTGACAATGTACTTAACGGTTGTTTAGATACTCTGGGCATTTTCGATAGACGTCATTTATCTCTGAATTTTATTACTAAATTAGGTGTATGGTTTACACAACCAGAACTTCTTGAACTTACAGAGAAGGATCCAAAAACTGGTAAGAATAGAGATAGACTTGACGTAATTCGTGAGCGCTTAGGATTAAAGGCTTCTACTAAGATTCGTATTAATCAAGGTAAAGGTCTTACATATACAGAACTAAGAGCAATGCTTACTTTAAAGAGTAAGAAATATTCCGATTTAACTACTGACCAACTATTGACTCTACGTAATAAAGTTCTGTATAGATTCTCAGACGAAATTGATTATCATATCAGTCAATGGGAAGAGAGAATCGAGCAACTTGAAAAAGTAGCTAACCTTAAAGGATTCTCGTTGATTGATCCTAAAAACGAAACTAATGCTGAATAACTTACGTTGGTATCTACTTACACAAGCCGAATTTATGACAGCTTTGTTATGTAGTGTAGTAGATGCAGGAATTAGAATTATTTAAGACGGTAGACAGAACTGAACGTCAAAAACAGTGTGCTAAAAAATGGTTTGCTAATAAAGCTAAAGGTTGTATTGTTGCAACTACAGGATTTGGTAAAACTAGAATAGCTTTAATGTCTTTACGGCTTCTTATTAAAAAACATCCTGAATTTAGAGTTTTAGTAGTCGTTCCTACTGAAACACTACGAAATCAATGGACTAGTCTATTAGACGAATGGGGATTAGGACTTAATTGTGATGTACAAATTATCAATACTGTAATTAAGCATAAATATGATTGCGATGTTTTGGTAATTGACGAAATTCACAGAACTCCTTCGAATACTTTCCAGGAAGTTTTCAACGTAGTTAAATACAAATATATATTAGGATTAACTGCAACATTTGAAAGACTTGATGGTAAAGAAAAACTTATCGAAAAATATTGTCCAGTTATTGATACAATAACTTCTGAAGAGGCATTATTTAACGGATGGGTATCTTCTTATACTGAATATTTAGTTTTAATAGATGTTGATGATATTGATGTTTATAAAAGTTATAATAAAGAATTTACTCAACATTTTGAATTCTTCAATTATGATTTTAATGAAGCAATGTCAATGGTTGGCCCAAAAGGATATGTTAAAAGAATTAAGATGCGTGATGAAATACTTCCAAATAATGCTTCCAAAGAAGATAAGACTAATGCTCTAAAGAATATTACTTATCACGCTATGGGTTTTATGAGAGTGATTCAGGCAAGAAAGAAATTTATTAATAATCATCCTAAAAAGATTGAGTTATGTAATAAAATAATGAATGCTAGAAAAGATTCTAAAATAATAACTTTTTCTAAGAACGTGGCTATGGCAGAAGCTATAGAACATGGAAATAATGTATATACAGGAAAAGTGACCAAAAAGAAAGGTCGTATTATGATTGAAGATTTTGATAAAGCAGAGTCTGGAACATTACACTCTTGTGATAAACTGAACGAAGGTGCTGATTTACATGGAGCTTCTGTAGCGATAATTTTAGGACTTGATAGTTCTAAGACTAAAGCTACACAAAGAAGAGGTAGAGTTATTAGAGCTGAGGATGGAAAACATGCTGAAATTTTTAATCTAATTCTAAATAATACTGTAGAATTAGAATGGTTCAAACGTTCACATAAAGGAGATTCTTATAAAATCATTGACGAACATGGGTTGGACCAAGTTCTTCGTCACGAAGAGCCAGATGAATATAAGAAGCCTGTTCAAAAATTTAGTTTTAGATATTGATGGAAACATTAGACGAACTAACTAATTATTATAATGTAATAATTCAGTACGTTGGTAACAAAAGGTGGAAGTATAGAGTTGGAAATAAAGACAAATGGATAACAAGTTCCACCTATGGTAGTGCTAGAGAAGCTGAGAAAGCACTAGAAGCAGATATTGATGAAATAGTTGCTATGTTAAACACTAAAGCTGGGAAACCAGAGTAAATTTTAACAATCGAAGATAAGGATATAAATAACACTTATTATTCTATTGTTTTGCAAAAATTTGATTATAACATTGATAACGAAATGTTTCTAATGGAGAAATATAGTCTTACACCAACAGAATTGTTTATTGTAAAGATTATATATCTCTATAGGGAAAACTATCCCGAAAACTATATATTTAGATATTTAAGTATTCCTGACAATAAAGCTAATTTTAGAGATACTCTTATTTCTTTACAAAATAAAGGAATAATACTGAAAAGTTATAAGATACCAAAACAAGGTGAAGAGTTCATTCCAGATGAAGTTGAATTTAATAAGAATTTCGAAAAGAATTTTATTAGGTCTGCTTTTGATATGGGTAAGGATTTATTTGACCATTATCCTATGTTCGGAACTATTAACGGAGCAACAGTATCATTAAGAGGAGTATCTAAAAAGTTCGATAGTTTAGAAGATTTCTTTAGGTTTTATGGAAAACAAATTAAATGGGATCCAGATTTACACCAAGAAATCTTAGACTTAATTGATTGGGAACAAGAAAACAATGTCGGGTATATATGTTTTAGTTTAGCAACATTCGTTATAGAACACAAATGGGAAGAACTACGCGCCTTGAAAGAAGGAAAGATTGCTAATATTAATTATAATGCAATTAAACAACTGTGATAGCTCAATCCCTACTCAAAGAAATCGATAGAGGTAGAGAAGGAAAGAATCATGGATTTAGAATGGGTTTAGACAAACTCGAATCCATAATAGATGGTGTAACTAAGGCAACTTCTACTTTATTATTTTCTACAACTGGAAGTGGAAAATCATCGTTGGCTTTATATGCATATGTATATAGACCAATGTGTGACCATTTAGAGGATGGAAATTTTAAGGTAAGTTATTATTCTTTAGAAATGTCAGCTGATATGATATTTGGTAAATTACTTTCAATGTATATGTTCGAAAAATATGGTATTGATGTATCTATTAAAGAACTATTATCTAGAAAGAAAGATTATATTTTACCAGATGAAATATATGAAGCTGTACTAGAGAGTATGGAATGGTTAAAGAAGGTAGAAAAGGTACTAACTATCTATGACAAAACGTGTAATGCTGATGTTATTTACGCATCTTTGATGGCAGAATTAGAAAAAGAAGGAAGGTTTGAAGAATTAAAAAATCGTAAGATATATATTCCAAATAATCCTGATTTAATTCATTTAGTAGTTATTGATCATATTTCATTACTACAGCCAAAACCTGGAAGAAAATTAAAAGAAGAAATCGATTTAACTTCAGCATACCTAGTAACATTAAGAAATATGTGTGGAATTAGTCCACTCGTAATTATGCAGGCCAATAGAGAGTCTGGTAGTATGGACAGAAGAAAGTTTGGTTTGAATAATTTAAGAATTGATGATACTAAGGATTCGGGTAATGTTGCTCAAGATAGTGAAGTGATTATTTCTATTTTCAACCCCCATCGAGAAAAACTTAATTCATATAATAATTATGATATAAGTATACTTGAAGATAAGTTTAGGTCTATAACTGTTCTTAAGAATAGATATGGTGATAGTGATGTTGAAGTTGGTTGTAATTTCTTTGGACATAACGGAATGTGGAGAGAATTACCTAAAGCTAATCAAATCTTCGACTTTACTAAATATACTGATCCTGCTTATCTTTTAGTACAACAAGAAGATAATACAAAAGATGTTCCAGATGAAATATTAGAAGAACCGAAAAAAATGAGTTTTAAAATTTAATGGCTGAAACAATTTTAGTATTAGGTGAGAGTGGTCAAGGTAAAAGCACTAGTCTCAGAAACTTAGATCCAAAAGAAACCTTTATAATTAGTACTACTTCTAAACCTCTTCCTTGGAGAGGTTGGAAGAAACAGTATACTAAATTTGATACTAAGGAAAATACAGGAAACTGGTGTCAAACATCAAAGAGTTCTAATATAGCAAAAATTATCAAATTTGTAAATGCTAAACGTCCTGAAATCAAAAACATAATAGTTGATGACCTTCAATATACTATGTGTTTTGAATATATGGATAGAAGAACTGAGACGGGATTTCAGAAGTTCAATGATATTGGTGGTGATTTCACCGATTTGTTAAGACTTGCTGATTCTCTTCGTGATGATCTTACTTTAATATTTACAGCCCATTCGGAAAATACAGGAGATGCTGTTAATCCACACTGGACTCTGAAGACCGTTGGAAAGATGGTTCAAGAGAAAGTAACTCCTGAAGGTTTGTTTACTTATGTATTCTATGCTATGGCTATTCCAAATGGAGATACTATGGATTATAAATTCCTTACTAATTCAGATGGTGAGCATGTAGCTAAAACTCCTATGGGAATGTATAATGAATTATTGATAGATAATGACATGAAAGAGATTTTGAAAGTTATTGACGAATATAATAATGGTGATTAATGAAACTTTATAAAGTAACTGTAACAAACGAATGGCTTGATGAAGAGACAGGAGAGATCATCAAAGAAACAAGAGAACTAAAAGACGATTCTGTTAAGAAACCTCGTTCTACTAGTTCATCTTCTTCTAAATCAAAGATTCAAGAGAATCCAGAACCAATCCTTACACTTGAAGAAAATAAGTATGTACTTACTACTGGTGCAATAGAACTTCTTGGCGTAGAAGCAGGTGATAAGATTGATATTAAATTCCAGAAAATTGGAAAACAAACAATTCCAGTAATTGGTTCTGATGAAGCATTTGGAACTAAAGGTGGCAATAAACTTACTAAAACCAATACAGTAAGTTGTCGTGGTAAAGCTAATGATGAATTGTCAACATTTGGTACTGAGTTTACATTAGAGGAACATCCAAATAAAAAAGGTTTGTTTATTCTTCGTGGAGAAAATACACCAAACGTAACTCCTGAAAAAGAAAATGTTCCTGAGCCAGAGGATGATGATGAGGATTTAGGAGCAGATTTAATAGATGATGAAGAAGACGACTCTGAAGAAATCTCTGAAGACGATTTTAACTTCGATGAACTTTAATAGATGATTAAAGAGTAAATGATTAAATTGAATTAATATGGCATTTAATTTTGGTAATGTTGCCAGCATTAACACAAACGCTGGAGGTAGTTATTTAAGAGCTTGGAACATCTACGATGATGTTAAATTTGACGGTATTAGTGAAGAAATTAGCGGAAAACGTCAAGACGGTGGAACTTGGAGAGCATGGGATTTCACATTCTCTTGTCCTCAAGGTTCTTATAAGGAGAGAATTTTCGAACCAAATGAGGCTGGTCAAGAGCGTCGTACAGTAAAGAACGCAAATGGTCATGAAACTGAAATGCCTTCTGACATGGAGCGTGTTCTTTATTTTGCAGCACAGGTAGTTGATACTTATGCACCCGATAAGTATGACAAGTATGTAGCTATGTGTGCAAAAATTAGTACATTTGATCAATTCATTACATTGCTTCATAAGATTCTAGATGGTACAACTAAGACATCTAGTTTACTTCTTGCAGGACGTAATAACAATGGTACTGTTTATGCAGCTCTTCCAAACTTTGTAAGAGTTAATAGTAAGACTAAGGAAGCTTATACTTCTGAAAGATTCTTAGGTGATGCACTTGGTTTCTCTGCATGGGAACTCCAACAGAAGAATGCTTATGAAAATGCTAAACCTACTGCAATGGGTGCTAGTTCAGATGTACCAGCTGTCGATAATAAAGATGATGAGAACTTTGACGATTTAATGAACGATTTGTAATTCTCAAAGTAAATAACTATATTTGAGGTTGCAATTAAATACATATATATGGATTTTAAACTTAAACCTCAGATTACAAAAAGTTATTTACTTTCTCATTATTCTGAAGAAACTTATCTAAGTCACTATTTAGGTCTTCCTGTCAAGAAAGGATTGTTTAGAAATCCTTTAAGACAGGATAACAAAGTGACTTGTTCTTTTTATAAAAGTAAATCTGGAGATATTCTATTTCACGATTTTGCTACAGGCGAACATCTAAATTTCATTAATGTTGTGATGTCGAAATATAATGTTGGATATTATGAAGCAATGAGTATAATTGCTGAAGATTTTGGATTGAAGGAGCCTAGGAGTAAGAAGAAACGTGTCGTTGTTGTAAAAGATGCACCCAAATTTGAAGAGTCGGGTCCATCTAAAATAGGGGTAGAAATAAAGGAATTTACAAAGTCTGAGCTAGAATGGTGGAAGGACTTTGGAATATCTCCAGAAATACTTAAAAAATATAATGTATATTCTTGTAAAAGTGTATTCTTAAATGATAAGTTATTTACTACTAATAGTAAATTAACATTTGGATATTATGGCGGAACGCTAGATGGAATGGAATTATGGAGAATTTATTATTCTCAAAGGGAACAATATAGATTTCTAACAAACTGGCCTGCCAAAAAGGTACAAGGTTATAAGCAACTTCCGAAAGAAGGTAAATTATTAGTTATCACTAAGTCAATGAAAGATGTAATGTGTCTTGCAGGATTTGGAATACCAGCAATTGCTCCTAATTCCGAAAATC